AGGCTAGTCCACGCTCGTATCTTTCTTTGGTGTACTTAATAATAAGTTTAGCCATGACAACTACATCCACACCACTCTGTATGTTTACAGTACTACTGATACTGTGGTCTACAAACTCCTGTGTCTCAGCCTGTAACTCCATACGTTTATCCAACCCTTTCATTGTAGAAGAAAGATCATACGCTGTTTGAATCTTGTCAGGATTAATACCTAAGTCAATCAAAGCTTGCGCTGTTGCATCCACCATGTATTGCGCCTTCCACTTGTGGCCCTCCTCAATGTATCTACGAATGTATGCCTTCGCAAACACTGGCTCAATGCCCGACGTGGTACCGGCAAGGATCGAAATACTCCCTGTCGGAGCGATTGCTCGGTACCCTTTAGGTCTCGATAAGAATAACCTATCGCAGTGTTCGTTTGCACCCCTCTCTGATTCTTCTTTATAGACTTGTAACCATTCTTTAAGCTCATCATTAACCTCGTACTTGTATCCTCGTTTAAGTAACCATTCATGCATCCCCATCAAACCAAGGCCAAGCCTTGAGTTCTTCTGTCTTACTAGCTCTACCTTTTCGTACGGTAGTTCTGCTCTGATAAGGCCGCACACAAGGAACTTAGACGCAAGGTACACCACATCTTTAAAGTCTTCCAGCGTTTCAACATTCGCAAGATTAACAGACCCCAAGTTACATACATCGCTATCATCTTCCGACGTAACTTCCGTACAAGCATTTCGTAGCGTTTCATTTTGTTTGTCTCCAAAGTTAAAAGAGAACCCCGGTTCACCAGTCATAACAGCTTGCTTAACATTCTCTTGGAAGATGTCTGACATCGGATTACGAAGCCAAGCATCATCATAGTTAAGGCTTATGTTCATCATGTCTAGTGGTGCATTAAATTCAAAGTCATGATACTTAGCATCATAATAAGTAAAGGGCTTGCCATCTTTGGTATACGCCCCTTGAATTACCATCTCATGCCAGTTTTTAGAAGCTAAGAACTGAGTAGCATCCTCATGTAAGTGGTTCATGCTCATGTAGATCGCAGACCTACGACCACCACCCTGCATAACTTCTCTACCTATACCATTGATAGCACGCATCAAGGGTAACGGACCAGACGCTATGCCACCCGTCCTGTTCAACCTTCTACCAGATGGCCTAGCTACTGAGATGTCACCACCTATGCCACCACCTGTCATCAAGCAGGACATAGAGTTAGCAGTGAGATCAACCCACGATTCTCTAGTATCTTCCTCAAGCCTGAGCAAGTAACAGTTGTTGAAGAACTTAGCTGGTCTGCCAGCGTAGTATATATATCTACCACCCGGCATGAACCGCTGCTCTCTGATGTTCTTAGCAAGTTCATCTTGCTCTTCTTTTATCATCAGGTTATTTTTCTTGCCATCTGCAGTACCGCAGACATGGTTGACGATAGTGTTAGCCCTATCTTCCCATGTTTCTAATGGCGTACTAGCATATTTGTTTCGGAATGTGGTCTCCCCGAGTAGAGTGCGCCATTTAAATGTCATTATATCTGTAGTCTCCTATGATTCCCTTCTGCCAATCCCAATCCTTCCCAACCTTTTCCATCTTAGATATGTTCTTCTCTCTTTCGTAGTGAGATGCTGCTGAACCAGCTTTGTTATAAGAAGAAAAGAATACATCCCCATCTAACTCAGCAAACTCAGTAAAGAACTCGCTCATATCATCGGCACATCTAATGGTCGCCTTCCATAACTCCTTGGAGTCATAAATGATTTCATCTTCAGTCTTATCTCTTGGCTTGTAGTTACCGCTCATCTTTGTTCTCCCGTTTGAAGTCATCTGATTCATCTTCGCTGAAGACATTAAACTTATATGCACCAACAATTTGCAAAACAGCTCGACCCTTTGATCGTTTCTCTGCCATCTCAGGGACATAATTGCTTTGACAATTTCCTCCATCACCATGCCATGCGCTGGCAAAGGTTTCGATTTGAAGTTCACCCATAGTAGCTACTGCTTTCATAACGCAGAACTCTTGACTCATAACTACTGGAGTGTAAGCTATTGAGATGTCATGTATCCATTGAATCTTCTCGATACCAGCCCTAGTAATAAGGGCTATAGTTTTGCCGCCTTTCTTCATCTTCCAGATATCCTCATCCATAACGAGGCCGCAGTTTTGTACAAGCTGAGTCATAAACTCTTTACGAGTTGTCATCTGTAATCTCCTTAAAGTCTTTTAATTTCAATACGATATAACTGTCTTCATACTTCATCTGCTTCTGATGCAACACAACCATTGGCTTACGATGTTCCGCCTCAATCACTGCTTGTTCCATTGCATCATGCAACCATTGAGGTAAAGTCTTTCGATGCTTCACCTCTATACTCCAGCGAGGATGCTCCACATCTCGGCGTGACTCACCGTTACAACCAGTGCGTTCACCACCTAGCAGCCTAGCTACCTCTCGTTCACAGTGTTTCCATGTAGTCATGATAAGTGCGGGGGATAGTTATCGTGGCACAAAGGAGCCGACCAGCAAGAACCACGACAACCTTTACGGACACCCCCGCTTGCCCGACCCATTATCTCACTGGTCATTTTCTAAATGAATTAAAGAACCAATCTTTAGCTTTGGTATAGCTAGAGAACTTATGATCTTCTATAAGATCAGGATAGAATGTTAACGGGCTAGTTGTCTCATCATACTGGTAGATGTCTAGCCTTTTTGATTCTGGTCGCCACATTCCTTGGAATCTACCACGGTTAAGTTGCTTTGGTTTTCTTTGCATATATTTTACCACCTAATAGTTTACTTGTCAAGGCTTTTTCTTTACATCTTGCATACCATTCATCTTTAGTCTCGTCATCTTTCTTAAACAAATCCCTCTCTAATAACAAGGCTTTGAACAGGTGCTTGAATCCCCATAGCTTACCTCCATACCACTGTTTGCTATAGTCTTCAGCCCAACAGGTATCACATAAAGAAGTAGGCCAGAGTTGAGTAACACGCTTTCCGCATCTGCATTTCATGTTAAGTACCCATATCGTTTAGGATAGTCTGGAAACAACGGCCCAAATGGTACACCTTCGCCATTAAATTTGCACAATGATGACTGCTCTGGTATGTATACCTCGATACCTAAACCTCGTGCAAACCCTATTAAGTATTCTAAATTCGGACGTTGATATTTATACTCAGTTTTATATGAAGGGTCATTAGGATCAAGCGCCTCTATATCATCCATGTCAACGCCCCATATCCCTATCTTTGATTCATAAAGAGGGCCATCTCTATAACGGTAAGACTTAATACGATGAATAGCCAGCCCTAACATGTAAGCTATAGATGAATTAAAGTAATCCACACCTAGAGTATTAATTACTGTCCCTAATGGATATGCCATCGCGTTTGGCACATCCCACTCATTCTGCATATAAAGAGTGCTTAAAGAATTTAATCTATCAAAATATCTAGGGGGTAATATCGTCGAGTCTTTGAGTAGTTCTAATGCATGTATCTCAAAGTGTACATCAATCAGTTCCCACATAGAGTCCCAAGGCAATCCCCATATCTCCCATTCATCATCACCCCAAGGGGCATCCTCATGGGTAGATGGAGACAACCCTACTATAGCTATTTGTCTAGACACTTTAGAATCTCCTTCTTTTCTGCTGCCATTCTATCCCTCCATTCTTGTGTGGTTTCCTTATGTTTGTACTCAACAGTAGATGCATCAAGATAAGTAACAGGGTTATTCTTGGCAGCTAAGACAGGGTTCCAATACTGATTAGAAGGTTTACCGATGCCCTCACTCAATGTCATGCCTCTAGAGGTAGAGAATCCCATGCCACCAGCATGTTGATTCTTCTGGTACGCAGAGACAACAGCTTCGTCAAGCAGCGGCCCTACAGAATCGATATTAACTTGTTGATCCTCGTATGATGGGGGAACCAATGCCTCTGCCTGCCTTTCTGAACCACTGTAATCTTGTAATGTAAAGTACACTTTAAATAATCTCCTTCTAGCCCATTCAATTTCTTCATGGGTATATGCAGTAAGTTTATTCACCCTTTCAATATGCCTCAAGCATCTATTTCTATAGGCATCAATAGGAACAGTACCTACTATCCGCTGATTCGCTGTCAGTTTCTTCAACAACCCTTCAGCTTGAGTAACAATACGTCTTAACAGTACAGAGTCTCTCATATATATGACTTTTATAGTTTAATTCATTGATATTATTATTGTTATGAATCAGGTACTTACAGCATAAAGGTGATATAGTAGAGGGAACTATGTCTGAATTAGAAGTAAAGCTCAAGCGATTGAAACGTAGAAACTACGTCGCCAAGCATAATCACAATAAATCTAAGCGTCATCCGTCAGTCAGGACGTACAAGCGCAAGCCTAAGTACGCCTCACTCACCGACGATACCCTCCAACAGTAGACCGCTTGGCCCTGCGCCATGCCATGGTATCTTCCTGACAACATACTTGTTTACTTCAGCCTTAGCATCCCAGTACATCTCGGTTACTATTGCGCCATCCCAGCTAGCTACACATGCCTCAATACCAGAGGACTTTGTACCTAGTCTGTGTGTTTCACCACGATTACCTTCTATACTACCATAATATTGTGCCATTGTCAATAGTCCTCTGAGTCATCTTGTGGGCCTTGTTTCCCTTCCAAAATACTTTCCCATACTTCTTGTGAGCTACTAGCTGTTGCGTACATGCCGTCACTCATATAAACACCTTCAGAGGTATCGTACCCCGGAAGATCGCTATACCAATCAAGTTCGGAACCATCATAGTGTACTAAGTAACTATCATGCCATATTTTAGGCTCGATTCCTGTACCTCTTGTAAGGTAATAATCCCACAGTATTTTATCTGTCTTCCTTACTTTCATCCATGATCTCATTCTCCTCATAGATGGTTTATACCCTATCTCTTCTTCGATAGGGATACCCGGATGATCCCAAGGCCAGTGCATACCTATTGATTCTGATTCTCCCATATCAGGCATGATCCTAGGTTTTTCCATTTTGCTTATTTGATTTATTGCCTCCATTCTTTCGGCTATAAATTCAGCACAGTTTAGTTTGTTCCACTCAGGTTGCTCTTCGCACGGTGCAAGTAATCCTATCTCTGTGTTATGATCCCAATCAATATATTTAAAATCAATATCTTCAACTGTATATTGTGTAGCATAATCATATACATTTACTACTAAAGAATAACTACGCACATAAGAAGGGCTAAGATACTCTGGATTAACTTCAATAAGGTCAAACATCTCACTTGTATTGTTCATTAATAGAATCCTCAAGGTACATATCCTCTAACACTTTCATATAGTTACGAGTGAATGTTAAGGGATCTTGTAAGTAATACTCTTCATCAAGACGAGGCTCATACTTCATTGCCTCGCTCGATCCTAACGGGTACGTCTTGTTATACATTGGTGTATCCCCTGATTTCGCTTAGTGAACTCTCTGCTTCATCAACCAAACTGTCTATGTAATACATACCATTTTCAAGATCATCAACTCTCTCAGCTTTGTCATACATCTCTTGAAGGTCATCCATCCATCTCTTTAATTTTTTAATATAAAAATTATCATTCTGATTAATCTCTCCATCAAGTATATCATACAATGGAAGGACTACTTCATGGTCTGATTCTTTAATCGCTTCAATAATCTTATCTATTAGTGTCATTAGAATGGTTCCTTTCCTATTGGAGTGTGTAGTTTCTCTTGCATATTCAGATCATCATCTTGGATAATCTGACCCAATACTGCATGTAAATCTTGAATCTCATCAATATCATACAGCTTCAAGACATTACCTCTGAGTCCTGACTTACAGGTAATCATTACATTTACATCAACAGGTTTATGCGATTCATAATAAGCCACCACTATATGATGCTTTAGGTGTGCTGCAAATGCAACAGTAGCTGTATGTTCAGCCATAATAACCCTCCGATTCTAATTGAAATGTCTCGTCTTCCCAGAAGTGGCGCTGTTCACAACCACAGTTATGACAGAGGTTCATGCCTCTCTCAGCCCACCACTCATCGACATACTGCAAACAACCATTGATTACATCAGGCATATAGCCGTCACATTCATCCATTTCTTTTCTCCCAGAATTTCCTCAGTAAGCTTACACTTCCAGTGATGGATCATTACCATTCATCCTTCATTATCCAATATACTAATAACCATAACAGCCAAAGAGTAACAGTAACTCCCAATACAAAACCAAATACATATTCATACATAATCATTTACCTGTTAACTGTTAACGTCTTACTAATTGTTTCGATTGTACCACACTTTTTACTGCTTGTCAACCCTTTAAGAAGTTAACCTTTCTTACAGAGAAAATGCCTCTCTAACCTCTGTCGTTCTCCCGGATAGGGCCGTAATCTGTAGGCCGTTTGCCGTCGGTTGAGGACAGCACTGCCCTCCCAACAGCTACGCTTCGCACGGTCGGACAGCCACAGAAGGTTATCATGAAAACGAACCAAAAAGGGGGGAGAGCCAGCCGAAGCTGACCCTCCCAGTTATTTAGAAGGAGTTCTGCAAAGCCGTGAGATCCAGCAACCCTGCATCATAGGCTTCCTTAGTCAAGGCTCGATTACCCTTGAGCTTGCCTGTTACTGTCTTAACACGGTCTGCTCTGAGTCCTTTGAACGCTGATTTGACTGCTTTCTGTAGCATTTCAGGGAGATCCTCTGGAAATTCAGAACCTATTAGAGCGGTTGGACTGGTCATCCAGTCATTGATTGTAGTGCAGAGATCAACCTCATACTTACGCCAACTAATAACCTGTGCGTCATGCTCGAGTTTCTGCACCTCCAACTCCGGTGGTGTCAGTAACTCTAACACCTCATCTGATGGCTTGTATGGTTCACACATGAAGTCGATAGAATCCTGTAATGTATTCGTATCGTATATGTTAGCTGCCATAGTTTCCAACATAACAGCCGCATAACCCTTAGCTTTAGCTAGGTAATCAGTTTGTACGTATGAACCTGTTTCTTGTGTAGCCTCGTACCGCTCCCTAGCTTCACGTTCGTAATCCAACTCATTACGTGTATCGATAGTTGGCTTCTCTGGCTCCTTGTGTTGGAAGATGTAATGTAGCCGCAGATTAACTAAAGACTTGCACCTACTTGATGATCGCGTTGAGCGAACTAGGTTAGGATAGTCCTGATACAGGCTGATGATTTGATTTAACTGTTTCATGTGTTACTGCTCCTATATATATGAATGTTGTACATGACCGTTTCGCAACGGTTTCGTCCAATTCAGGACTCATCAGATGTACTCTTAATCGAATCGTTTGTTATCGAAGTCCCGTTCCAGTTCGTCCAACGTATCCATCTGGTACTCATCATCATCATCTTCGTGAATGTTAATAAATATATCGCTATCCAATATACTTCTCATATCCTCAATGGTCGAATACTGACGCATCGCACCCTCAACCTTCTCCAACTCTTTAATAGCCATGTGGAGTGCTGTACCAATAATGATACGTCCTCTCATGGATGATATTAACCGCTCAACATCTACCGTGGTAATCGTTCCGTCTCTTTTGTAGTATGTAGTCATCTGTGCTGTTCTCCAATATAGGTTTATACGAACATCTTCTGCAGTGGGCATTTTATGCCGAGGAGCGCAGGAAGTCAAGAGAAGACGTTGATGTGTTTATCTCTTTACTTTTGAGCACCGCAGGTACACTTACAGCCCGCCAAGATGTGAGTCGTGCAGGGACGCGGAACCGGTATGGTCTGGCGCTATAGATCATCAAAGCCGCTGGGAACGAAGACAGTCGTATCGGTACCCCTGAGTACTACGTCCCTATAGAGAGACACTATCCTTTCTCTTCTATTTCTTTTCTATGTTCCAGTTGTATGGCTAATAAGATATCCATAGTCACGCACACACACGACAGTTCAAACCAACCCAGTTCCCAAACCATGGTGCTGTTCGGATCCGCGGGGATGAGCGCAAGCGATTCGCCGCCCTCTGTTACGAGCGTAGCGAGAAGACAAGCAGTGCCGGGGCCAGAGCCTACAGCTATGCTCTTGTTCGTCCCTCACAAGGCTATATTGCTGCGCGGAGGGTACCCCCTAGGCACCCCCCTTGCTGTTGAAGTATATATAAATATCCATCCCATACAGCGAAGGGTAAATATCACTAACATAAGCATTTAATTATGAAACATCTAGAAGAGAATAGTACAACTTATTGGAAGCATTTAGGGTTCGCCTTGATGTTATCCTTTAGGTTATTGATATTGTCTATAGCAGGAGTTATTCATGCTATTATTCCATTAGTCTTCCAGAATACTGTAACCAGTGGAGTAAAGGACTTAGATAATCTTCTTGAAGAGGATATAGGTAATTATGGTGGTACTAAGTAGTGGCTGATTATAGGGATGATCCAAGGTGGAAGGAGTATGGATTTGGAAGGGATATGTTCCCCGGAGGTGGTACTACACCTGTAGCTTCTTCTGAGTACATGACTGCTGATGCTGGTGATGCTCTCAGGAGGGCATGGGGTTGGATAAAGGAAAAAGGCAGATCAGAGACAACCGGTCCTGAAGCAATGGGATTAGGCATCCCTGATTACACTCCAGAAAAGGGTGAGTTATATAAATACCTTGACTCATCTAGGGAAGATGCGGAGAGGAAAGCACTTGAAGAGAGGGATCGTCTTCTTAGGGAGACTGAAGAGTACGATAAGACATTCAAGAAGATTAGTGGTGAGTATGACGAATATGGCAAAACAGAACGATCCGGTGATATTACTAAGGAGGCAGAGGTTAGAAGGGCGTGGGAAGACTGGGCTGATTACGGCTCTCCTACGGACGGCGACAGCGATACTATAGTGGTTGATCCTACTACGGGTGTTGATATACTTTATGATGGCGCAACCCCGATCTTAGATATAATTGGTTCTGGAACTTCTGGTTCAAAGATGTCATTAGAGACTCCGTTAGAAGCTATACCAGAAGTAGATACATTTAAAGAGTTATCCAGTACACCAAAGACTTCTCGTGTATTGTACTCTCCATTCGCTGGAGATGTTCCACCACCAGAACCATTCAAAACTGAAGGGTTCACGGAGTATTTTGACAGAATTCGTCCCGGTAGACGAGATAAAATAGCTGAGAGCGGGACTAAATATATTTTTGGAAAGGAAGAAGTCGGTAGTTACCCGGGTGCGGGTTGGAATGTCTACGAGTCACCGGGATTTGGTGGCGAAGAAGGAAGATCAATCCCGTATGAGACTTATGATAGTTATGGTAGACCGTTTGTCATGGGGATGGATGGTCGTTGGCAGCATAAAGAATTGGCTCCCCTTCTTTGGGATTCTGCGGAAAGGCAACACAATGCAAGCATGAAGGCGCAGACCGATAAGAGGAATGCTCAAATTGCTGCTTATTGGGAAAAAGTAGATGAACATACAAAGTTCGTAGAAGACTATATAAAGTCTAGTGGAATAACGGCGGAAGAGTATTCTAAACGCAGTACAGCAGCTACACCACTCAAATCAGAATATGTAAAGGAGCATCCTGATTACGAAGAGTTAGTACGAGAAGCAGTACCAACACTAGATGAAAGACTAGATGTACCTGATATTAGAACATATACACCGGCTGCTGGAGAAGAAGTTGATTCTTCATTATTAGACTCTATTCTACCTACTGCATCTGCTGCAGGAGCGCCGAGCGCTGAATCGCCTCCTATTAGCATGGCTGATCGACTAAAGTCGATTGAGTCTGGTACAGATCCAACCATTGCTGGGATGAAAGAAGGTGGTTGGGGTGTGGATGGACTAGCTGCGCTTGGTGCGATTCCGGGTGGTGCTATCCTTGGGGGAACTCTTGGCGCAGTAGGCGGGATGCTCGCAAGAGGGACAGGGATTCACAAAGCTCTTACTGGTTCAAGAATTCCGGGAACAGCAGGTACAGTGGATGAATACGCCAGAGCAAAGGCGGCAACAGCGGCTGGAGATGATGCACGTCTAGCTGCTGGAGAGTTTGCTTTCCCTGTAGGGGAAAGAGGACCAATATCCATTTTAGCTGATGTACCTATATTGGGGCCAGCTTCAAAGCGGGTTAAAGAGGTTTTAACAAGGGATGTTGATGTACTGTCTTCGACAGGGATGTTAACGGATGCAGGAAAGATTTCAAGCACAGCCGAAAGAGAGCTTCTCTCTAAAGTAGCAAGAGAAGTATATGGTGAGTCTACATTAGCTACTAGAGCAGCGGTAAAGAAGAGGTTAGCAGACGAATTGCCAGACCATGACCTTGGTGGTTGGTTGCCAAAGATAGCAGGAACAGTAGCTAGTAAAGCTACGGATTACCTCTCAGCTATGACGAAGGCTGCTATTGCTGGAAAAGCACCAACAGAATACGCAAGAACGGTTCCGAAATCTACTTTAGATGACTTTGTAGGTCCGGGTAAGTTAAAAGCCGGGGAAGAAATGGTAGGGTCCGGCGTTGATGCGGCATTTAGAAGGGGGATGGCTGACGTTGCTGAAGATATGTACGGAAAAATGTCAACATCTGCACTAAAGGGTGGTGGTATAGGAGCTATTGGTATGGGTAGAGTGGGTGCAGCACTCGATGCGAAAGCTGCAGGAACTCCGTATACCGACCCCTACCTCAGCATGATTGACCCTACATTTGCACCAGATGCCAGCATTCATTATACTGATCCACTAAAGCACTATGATACTGAAACTGTATCGGGTCATTTACCATTAAGCCTTACTACTCCTTTTACGACTGCAGTAGAGGGTTGGGAACACGCTGCTGAGTTTGCTCCACCAGAATGGAGTGACCCAGCTATGCCTCCTCCAAGTGATTACTCTTATTCGGGATTTATTCCCTCATCTCCTTTTGGTACAGCTCCTTATAGTCCTCCCGGCTATAGCCCAATAACAGGAACATTTTATCCCACGGCTGCAGAGATCATAGCTGCCGGTGGTGGGGAGTTATTTACCGAACCTTCACCTCTGATGATTCCATGACAGATAAACAAGACCAATTCATAGAGAACTATGTACTTACCGGGAATGCCACGAAGTCTGCTATTGCTAGTGGATACTCCGAAAGGACTGCAAAGGTTAAGGGTTCTCAACTTAAAGCGCAACTACGAAATGAAATACTTGAAGCGACTCAGAAAGTGTTGGCAGATAAAATCCCGGAGGGACTTAACTGGCTCACAGAACTCGCAAGAGAAGCAGAGAGCGAGTCTGTTCGACTCGGGGCTATCAAGGATCTACTTGATAGGGCTGGCCTTAAACCAATCGAAAGAATTGAAACCACAACTGTTGAACAGATGTCAGACGAGGAAATCAGAAAAGAAATAGATGCTCTCACAAGACATTAACCGAAAGTTAGAGCTTCTTAGAGAACAGAAAAAAAGAATACGCTTTAACAGGATAGATCAATACGATCCTTATCCTTACCAGCAGAAGTTTCACGATACAAGCAAGGATAGCAACCAACGCTTGTTAATGGCTGCGAACCGTATAGGGAAATCATACTGTGGTGCAGCAGAGATGTCTTTCCATCTGCGAGGGATATACCCTGAGTGGTGGAAGGGTAGGAGATACGACCAACCTATCACAGCATGGGCTGGTGGCGTATCTAACGAGACTACGCGAGATATAGTACAAGCAGAGTTATTGGGTTCCCCTGACGATCCTGACGCGTTTGGTTCCGGTGCGATTCCCAAGAATTATATAATAAAGACGGAAAGAAAGCCGGGTGTACCAAATGCTAAAAGTGTCGCGCTAATACGACATGTCAGCGGTGGGAACTCTTCTTTACATTTCAAAGCCTATGAGATGGGTCAAGAGAAGTGGCAGGGCCGATCTGTAGACGTTGTTTGGTTGGATGAAGAACCGGGTAGAGACATCTACTCACAAGCGGTCACTAGAACGCTAGACAGGCGCGGTATGGTCTATATGACCTTTACCCCTGAGGCGGGTATGACTGAGACCGTAGCGGCCTTTATGAACCGTATACAGAGCGGACAGAGCCTAGTCAATGCGACATGGGATGATGCGTCTGAGAAGATCAAGTCTTTGAAGGGGCAGAAAGGGCATCTATCTGAAGCCGTTATGGAGCAGATCCTATCTGCATACTCTCCACATGAGAGAGAAATGCGTAGATATGGCAGGCCATCTATAGGTTCAGGGCTGATATTCCCTGTTGATGAGAGTAAAATCATTATTGATCCGATTGAGATTAAGGAACATTGGCCTAGAATAGCAGCAATCGACTTTGGTTGGGATCATCCTACAGCGGTAGTGTGGTGTGCTGTTGATAGAGATGAGGATGTATTTTATGTATACGATTGTCACAGAGAGTCTAAAGCCTCTCCAGCGGTACACGCACAGACTATACGATCTAGACCTCATTTTATCCCCATTGCTTATCCCCATGATGGCAATAGACGAGATTCTATGGGTAATCCCGGTCTGGCTGAGCAGTACCGTAACTTAGGTTGTAACTTTTTACTAGAGCATTTCTCCAATCCTCCAGCATTGGGAAATAACAAAGGGTCTAACTCCATAGAAGAAGGACTAATGGCAATGCTGCAGTCGATGGAGGTTAGCAATTTTAAGGTATTTTCTACATTAAGTAGCTGGTTTGAAGAGTTTAGAATGTATCACAGAAAGGGAGGAAAGGTAGTCCCGTTCCGCGATGATTTAATGAGCGCAACGAGGTACGCCTTCCAATCTCAACGATTCGCAGTTTCAGGTAAAGACCCTGCGTGGACACAGGATATAGTATACAAGAATTATGGCATCATCTAAAATAACAGACTCAGAATTACTAGCTAGAATCGGAAGCGAGATTGCAGATGCTTTAGGATATAGTGATACTATTTCCCTGCAAAGGGAAGAAGCTATGCGGTATTACTATGCTGAGAAGTTTGGTAATGAGGTTGAAGGCCGCAGCCAGTATGTTGATTCCTCAGTAATGGATACTATTGAGTGGATCAAGCCATCCCTTATGCGGGTATTTGCATCGGGTGATGAGATGGTTAGCTTTAGCCCTGTTGGTCCAGAGGATGTAGAGTCAGCAAAGCAAGCGACTGACTATGTAAACTATATCTTTACTAAGGACAATCCCGGTTGGGAGATTCTTTATACTTGGTTTACTGACGCTCTGCTCCAGAAAAACGGTATAGTCAAATGCTGGTGGGATGAGTACGAGGACTATAACCGAGAGGAATATAATAATTTAGATGAGCAGGAGTTCAATGCTCTTCTCATGAGTCCGGGTGTAGAAATACTTGAACATACACCGGAAGAAGGCTATCACGATGTAGTCATTACTCGCAAAGCTTACATTGGTAAGGTAAGGATTGAGAATGTAGTACCTGATGAGTTCTTGATCTCAAGAGAGTCTAAGACGATTGAAGAAGCTAGGTTTGTCTGTCATAGAATAAAGAAGACTTTATCTGAGTTGCGTGAGATGTATCCAGATACAGAGTTTGATCCTATGGAGCTATCTAGTGGTCAGTATGACTTTGATGCGTCAACATGGGGTGGAACAAACGCACGTTATTCCTTTGACAACTCTGCTGATATCTCATTTGGTGGTGGTTCTATAGATCTAGGTAACGAAGAAGCATTGCAGGAATATTGGTTGCATGAAAGCTATATGCGTACTGATTTCGACGGTGATGGTATTGCAGAACTAAGAAAGGTTTGTTCAGTAGGCGATTTTATTATAGAGAATGAACCTATTGATCGCATTCCCTTTGTAAGTATTACACCAGTAAAGATTCCGCACAAGTTCTTTGGCTTGTCCATTGCTGATTTGATTATGGACATTCAACTAATTAAGTCAACCTTGATGCGTAACCTTATGGATAATATGTATAACCAGAACTTTGGTAGATATGCAGTCCTTGAAGGTCAAGCTAATCTTGATGACTTACTAACCCAGCGTCCGGGCGGTGTGGTTAGAGTTAAGAGTCCTAATGCAGTTACTCCCTTGGCTACTCCACAGTTAGAGCAATCATCCTTTGCTATGCTTGAGTACCTAGATAAACTGCGTGAATCCAGAAGTGGTGTAAATAAATACTCACAGGGATTAAATGAGAATGCTCTCACATCCCATACGACAGCTACAGCTGTTGCCGCAACAATGACGGCAGCGCAGTCAAGAGTTGAGTTGATAGCTAGATGTTTTGCTGAGACAGGCGTTAAAGAGCTAATGAGAAATATCTACGAGCTAGTTCTGAAGAACCAAGACCATGAGCGTGTAATTATGCTTAGAAATCAATGGGTTCCTGTGCGTCCTGATATGTGGAAAGACAAGTATGACTGTACAGTATCTGTTGGTATTGGCAGTGGTAACAAAGACCAGCAGCTTATGCACCTAACTACGATGTTAGGGTTTGCTGGCGATGCCATGCGTGGTGGATTGAAGATTGTTAGTGAGAAGAACATGTATAACATGGGTGCTGCTCTTATAAAGAACATGGGCTTTCAGAATGTTGATGACTTCTTAACTGATCCAGATAGTGTTCCTCCACAACCTGATCCACAGGAACAATTAGATCAGCAAGAGATGCAACTTAAACAGAAAGAGCTTGAAATAAAAGCCGCAGATATCCAGATAAAACAGCGGAAGATGGAGCAAGTAGCTGCTTCAGATGCTGTAGATGCACAACTGAAAATGGCTGAACTTGCACTAGAAGCAGAACAGGGTAGACCTGTAGCAATAGGATAATTATGGCTAAAAAGTGGATACAAAAAGCCAAACTAAAAAAGGGAGCGTTTACAAAGAAGGCTAACGCTGCTGGTATGGGTGTACAAGCTTATGCAAATAAGGTTCTAAAAAAGGGATCAAAAGCTACAGCTACAACTAAGCGACAAGCTTTGCTAGCTAAAACATTTAAAAAAATGGCAAGTAGGAGAAAAGGATAAACTAACTTAATGTCAACAATTAAAGAAGAACGTGCTAATAGACTTCTTAATGATCCGATCTTTAAAGAAACATTAGACACGTTAGAAGAAGAATTAAAAACAACGTGGTACAACTCTAGTATCACGGAAACCGAAGCCAGAGAACATTGCTGGCTCTCTTTAAGACTCCTTGCAAGGATTCGCACACATATATCCTCTATTCTGGAAACAGGGGAAATTGCGCGAAAAATCAAGGAATATCATATATAGGAGATTGTAAAGATGGCGGACACGCAACCAGCCCCGCAAGAGGAAGTATCCTCAAACGCGCAACCGGGTAGTATACAGGAAGCAGAAGAAGCATTTCTAAAGATGATTAATCCTCCACCGGAGGACACCGAAGAATCTGAAGAAACGCAAGCATCAGAGGAAGTATCCGAAGATGAACCGGAACCTTCTGAAAGCAGAGTTGTCGATGAGTCTCAAGAAGAGACTGAAGACGAAGCTGAAGAAGAAGAGGATTCCGAAGAATCACTTGAAGAAGAAGAACCAGAAGATGAGTCGGAAACCGAGACTGTCTATACCGTCAGGATTGATGGTAAAGATGTCGAGGTCACTGAAGACGAGCTTTTAAAAGGTTACTCTCGACAGGCGGATTATACAAAGAAAACTCAAGAGTTAGCTGAATATCGTAGACAGATGGATACAGCAGTGCAACAAGCGCAGCAAGAAATCCAACAGACTCAGCAAGCTAGAGCGCAGTATGTAGATGCCGTTGAAGCGGCAATCTCTTCAAACTATGCACATCTGCAGCAATTCCAACATGTTGATTGGGAACGCTTAAAGACTGAAGATCGAGAAGAATATTTGACCAAGCGCGATGACTATAGACAAGCGCAAGAGCAAATAGCAGAACTTCAAAACCAACATAAGGCTGCTACTGAACAACAGCAAGCTGAAATGGCAGAACAGCATAAACGGATGTGGATGGAGGAACATCAGAAGATGTCTCAGATCCTGCCGGAATGGAGAGATGATGAAAAGCGTATGGCGATCTCCAAAGCTATTGGGGAATATGCCGTTGGACAAGGGTATACTAAAGAAGAATTAGATACCTTGGTGGATCACCGTTCAATTCTTATGCTAATGAAGGCCAAGGCTTATGATGATGTTCAAAAGAAACAACGTATAGTTCGCTCTAAGAAGGTCAAAAATAAACCAAAGGTAGTTCGATCAAAAGCAAAGCAAGAGAAGGCTCCCTCCAAAGCGCGTAAACGTGCTGCTAAATTAGAGCGTCTTAGAGATACAGGCCATGTCGATGATGCGGCTGAAGCAATCTTTGAGATTCTAGAAGAATAACTTTTTTAGGAGATATTTAAAATGGCAATTGCCTCAGATACAGCACTAACATATAGTGGTGTTCAAATAAGAGAAGATTTGTCTGATGTAATTTATAATATCGCACCTATGGATACTCCTTTTATGTCTGGTTGTGCTAAAACCAAAGCTGACAATACATTGTATCAGTGGCAAACTGATTCGATCACAGCTGGTGCTGCGAACCGGGTTATAGAAGGTGATGATAGTCCTGCTGCCGTTACGTCGCCACAACCGACGAAATTGCAGAACTATTGTCAGATCAGTAGGTATGTATTACAAACATCAGGTACGGATCAAGTTGTAAACTATGCAGGTCGCGGCAAGGCTCAAGCCTACCAGCTCGCCAAAGCGGGAAAAAGAATGAAGCGTGACATGGAAGTCATGCTTACCTCTAATACCGCACGGGTGGTTGGTAGTGCAACTCTTGCACGTGCAACTGCAGGAGCGCAGACATGGTTTCCGACTGCATCTTGGGTCGATGGTGGCACTGGTGGTTCAGCAGCGGCAGCGACTGGCGACGGTACAGATACCCGAACTAACGCTACTTCAACTGTTGCGGCCACAGAAGTCAACATTAAAGCTACTATCAAGAAGGCATATGATAATGGTGGTCAGCCTGACATGATTATCGTTCCTGCTTTGGTTAAGCAGACAATCTCAGGATTGGCATCAGTAGGATCAGGCTCGGTATCGCTAGGCATCCCGCCTCGCAATCAAGTCTCCGGTTCTGGTGGTGCGACGGCTGTTGCTGCGGTGGACGTTTATGTGTCCGATTTCGGGACTTTTAAAATCGTTCCAGATCGTAACCTAGCCGCAGATGGTCCGGGTTCTGTTGCAGCGACTTGTTTCTTTATGGACATGGATTATTGGGCCATTTCTTGGCTACGTCCTTTCCATACTGTTGAGCTTGCCAAACAAGGCGATTCAGTGAAGTCAATGTTGATTGCTGAATACGGGCTTGTTTCGCGCAACTCGGCGTCTAGTGCGATTCTTGCATCTGTAAAGTAATAAGTATAGGGGGTGGGGAAACTCACCCCCAACTTATAAAAGAGGAAAAACATGGATTATTTTGATAAAGATTTAAACAAGGCAGCTGGGAAGATACTAAAGAAGAAAATAGTTCTAAGAGAAAACCCAGAAGCTCCAGAACCTAAAGAACCAAGAGATGCTATGGGTTGGTTAAAGAAAGCATATATTGATAATGATCCTGCTGATGGCGCACCAAAGGTTGGAGATATAGGTTATGTCTAAATATCTTCTTGAAGATAATGGTGCAACTAGAACAGAGATGTGGTTTGATGACTTTGATAACAGTTTTACATTTACAGAAATACAGGATGTAACACAGATCCTTGAGGATTCCAAGAGGAAGTTTAATGATTTTGGAGATAAACGAACACCCGGAAAGATGGGAGACTGGCATCACACCCATTCTATTCCAAAGGTCATTTATCAGAAATGGCAACGAGAAACACAGGTTCCCGATGGTGAGGGTGGTTGGATGTATATGGTAGAGAAAGACCCTGCTGTATTAGCGTCATATCTTAATGATCCAGACTACTCATACTTTCGCGTAGCTCCAACAAAAATATAGGTAAAAAGATATGATTGATATTAGTAATGTTTTTAGACTGGGAACGAACCATACGTTATCCGCAACCGACTCCAGTGGCGCAACCGCAACATCTGCATTTGGAGCGCAAACGCAGACAGTTATGGTAACTGCAACTGCTGCTTGTTTCGTTGCCTTTGATCCTAATCGCCCTGCCACGACATCCTCAACTTACATCGCGGCTGGTACACCTTACTTTATCCGTGTACAAGGTGGGGGAAGTATGTGTTCAGCGATTACTGGAACAGGTACAGCAGAAGTTTATATTACTGAACTAACTAGATAATGGCTCTCTCAACATTCTCTGAATTAAAAACAGAGATAGCTAATTACGTTGATCGTAGCGATCTAACCGATCAAATACCGACGTTCATAAAACTAGCAGAAGCGCGGATAAACCGCACTTTGAGGGTTAGGCTTATGGAGTCAGTTAAGATTATTTCTTTGGTTAGTGGATCGAAGAGATACCCGGTTCCTTCTGATTACTTGCAGTTGAGGACAGTCCAGTATGATACTAGTTCTATAGCAAGCACAACATTGAATGGCGATATTACTGATTCTGATACATCAATTATATTAACATCTGCTACAGGATTTACAGCTACTGGTACAATTCTAATTGGGACTGAACAGATTACCTACACAGGAATCTCTACAGAAACCCTGACCGGTTGCACTAGAGCTGCGAATGGCACTACCGCTGCTGCCCATGATAGCGGTGCAGGCGTAATAGAAATATACACCACCTTTACTGCTGGTACTATTTCAGATAATGTTAATAATATTATTCATCCACTTAACTATGTGACCCCACAATTACTACCAAGAATAAATGCTGGTAGTATAACAGGGATTCCAGAAGCGTATACAATGAGGGCTGGTTATATTTTAATGGGGCCAGTACCGTCAAGTTCATACACACTGGAAATTGATTACTACGCAAAGGTTGCTGCCCTTAGCGATGCAGCACCAACTAATACAATGCTTACAAATAATCCAGACATATATCTTTATGGTGCGCTATTAGAAGCAGAACCCTTCTTAATGAATGATGCAAGAGCGCAGACGTGGTCACAAGCATTCTTCAAGGCTGTACAAGATATTCAACTTCAAGATGATAAAGACTCTCATTCAGGCAATGCCATGAGGGTAATGAATACTGGTGGTTACTACTAGGAGTAAATTATGGGTTTAGAAACTGGCAATTATATTGACAATCTAGATAGAGATTGGCCGTTATCATCTGATAATGTATCAGAAGGAGATAACCATCTTCAATTAATCAAACGCGCATTACAGTATACATTCCCTCTTGGTACTGATACAACCTCTACATCGGACGTTGGTCCTGACCAAGCTGTTCAGGTTCTAATCGCTAAGTCTTCAGCACCCACTATTGATACAAGTGCAAGTGGTCATGCTGCTAGGGCAATGGGTATGATCTGGCTTGATACTAGCGCTAATCTTCTTAAAATAAGGAATCAGGCTAACGATGCTTGGATTACTTTAGCGATTGATCCAGAGACGAGTAATTCAGTTGATGTCAATGCAGGAACTATTGATGGCGCAGTGATTGGTGGAGCTACCCCTGCCGCAATTACAGGAACGACAGTAGTTGCTAATACTAGCGTCAGCATAGCTGGTGATGGTGCTACCGTTACAGGAATAAAAGATGAAGATGACATGGCATCTGACAGCGCAGTTAAACTGGCTACTCAGCAGTCAATTAAAAAATATGTAGATGATAAAGTTACAGCAGAAGATTTAGACCTTATATCTGACAGTGGAACAATAGACATTGATCTTGATAGTGAGAGCCTAACAGTTTCTGGTGGAGAAGGAATTGATACGAGTGCTACCGGCACGACCTTGACGATTGCGGGGGAGGAAGCTAGTACATCAAACAAAGGTGTAGCGTCATTTTCCTCTGATAACTTTTCAGTATCTTCTGGTGCGGTAACAATCAAAGATGCTGGTGTAGCGAATGCTGAACTAGCAGATATGGCAGCTAATACGGTCAAGGTTAGGAATGCCAACTCCTCTGGAGTTCCATCTGATCTTGCTCTGGCTACCACTGAGATTATGATTGGTGATGGTACAGGTTTTACTGCAGCGGCATTGTCTGGTGATGTAACCATGACTAATGCTGGTGTGGTAACAGTTGCTAAGATTACTGGTGAGGAAATAGATACTGATTCCGCGATAAACGATCAAGTATTAAAATACTCTTCATCAACTAGCAAGTGGGAGAAGGTTCTTTCCGAAACACCTGATACACTTAGTGGTATAGGCCAGCTAATAACTTATAACGGTACTGCTGATACACCATGGGCTGGTGGAACTACGATTAGTGGTAATCTTAACTCCAGCTATGATGATAAGGTTCTTACCGCAGACTCTACCCTTACCTACGGTATGGATTGGAAAGAAATAGATACTGCATCTATAGCAGATGATGCAATAACCG